TGTGTGTGATTGGATCTACATCTAGTTCATCAAATGAACCATCAGGCATTACGTACGTTGCTTTTTTACCGTTAAGCCAAGCTTCTTTCGAATAATCAAGTAACCCCTGTAGTTCTCTCTGCTCAAAGTGAGAGAATTTCCTAAAGATATCTTCAGTAATGTGAGAAGATTGAACAATGGATTGCTGGGATGTGGCCTTTCCTTCATATGTCCCCATTTGCCCTTGTCTCTGTCTAGTTACTCCACTGAGTTTTTCCCATTCGAGCATGATAGATTCAAGGAGAGTTAAGTATTGTGATATTGTCTTAATAGACATGTCTAACACTGATTGATGTTGAGGAGACAACTGAATTCCTTCTTTGTTGTAGTCTACCCAAGCAATACCTGTACCTTCTACATAGTGCATGAACTTATCCATGTCCCAGTTCTTAGGGATCATGTTAATATCAAACTGTGCTATGATATCTTTACTTCTAGCAATTGCTAGCTCAAGACGATACTTGTAAATATTATAGTTAAGTTGGTATGGGATACCAAGGCTTATTAATGATACGTTCTGAGAGTTGATATCAGAATACTTTCTTCCGTTAATTGGAAGTTTGCAAATTGATGGATTGTCTAAACTGTTTCTTTGGTTAACATACGGTCTCATCTTAATGTAATAAAGACCATCGATACGTGTACCCTCCCAAACTTCGTTAACCCATTCCCATTCCATTTTAGCCCCAAGATCTTTTAACTCTTTTGGCATTTTGTAATCTTCTTCTACATCAAATGTTTCTTGATTGCCAGTGTTAGGATCATCGTACATAACGAATCCAACTCTCTTTCTTGACTTCCAATATACTGTTACAACTTCTACAAGTCGGTTACGGTAAATGTTATCATCGGCTCCAGCTGCTTCTGCACGGTAAAGTAAGTAAGCTTGTGCTGCTGTATGTGTAGGAGTTTCTAACTGTAAGATTTGATCATCAGTTAAAAAGTCCCCAAGATTATCAATGATTGTTGAAGCATGTGCATACTTTCTAAGAATAGCCCAGTCACCATCTTCTACAAAGTCAATGTCTGGATCTTTATCAAAGTCAACGTCTAATGGATTGATTACTTCATAGAATGTTTCATTACGTCTTACTCCTTTGTGTGAATAGCATTCCCCAGTTACTAAGAAGTGAAAAAATTGCTTCTGAAGTTTATCGTAAAATTCTGTAAAGTACATTATGTAGTTAAGAGCTGCTTGCCCTCTGATTGCTCTAGCGTCTACATAACTTCTATTGAATTCTTCTTGAATTTGTTTTGGGAGTGGTGGCTCTTCAGCTTCTACTCCTTCAGGAAGTTGTCCTTGCTTAGCTAGTTCACTTAAGAACTTAGCTTTAATATTTGTAAGCATTAAGTTTTTAAGAGTTTCCTCTTTAATGCTGATTGAATCTGAATTTTGTACAGTAACTGTAAACTCTAATGGACGTTTAGATTTCTCCCCTAATAGAAGATCAATTACAGGTTTAATGATTGGGTAGTTACGTAGCTTTGACGGGAAATTCTTTCTAGTCTTTCCGTAAGGCTTAAGTACGTAGTTGTAATCCTCTTCATCGATTACACCGTTGTAGTAGTCATACAATGATTTCAAATATGTACGACGTTCACTGATACCAAACTTAGAAAGATTGATAAAGGCATCTACACAGTTCTTTTGCCATTGCTCATTTTTTTGAGATAATGGAATTCTTTGTTTGGGGATATGGGCTTGTCCGTACATTAATACAAAATTAGTGTCCTTTTACTTACGGGTATAAAGATAATGATTTTTACCCAATTATTTATTATATCTCACTCAGTATTAGAGTGCTTATCCATAATTTTTCTCAAACCAGTCATTCTTGGAGTTATCGTGGTCATCAAATTTAAGTTCCTTATTGTATAACTCTCGTGTGTGATACATCCCAATCATGAATGCCATAGCTCGGTCAAAGTTACCATTTCTGTTAAATTTAATTAACTCTAATAAGAGAGCTGGATCATAAATCTTGTGCATATTGAGAGTTATGTCACCATCCTCGTTGGCACCTCTACCACTAACTAACCAGTCTCTGATATACAATTCCCCTTGAGCTTTTCTTTGCTCAGTCATGTGCATACCATACTGTCGTTTTACTGTCTTACTTCTAAGATCTCTTTTATCCAGCATTTCGAACTCCTCTTGAAGTACGTGCATTTTTCTAAATCGTTTTGCATAGGCAATAACCTCACCTCGGTCATTCTCAAATCCGATTTTTGCATTGTAGTATTCAGCCAACATAAATAGATTTCTATTGTAGTCATCTTGGGTCTGAGGCCTTCCGACATACGAAGCCACAATGATATCATCAGGCTTAGAAATGTTGTTCGGGACTTTAATAACATATGCTGCACCAAGAGATGTAGCTGATGCAGATTTTCCTTGGGCATACGGGTCATGACATACTATGTATAAGTTTTTTGGGATAACATCTTCAATCTCTGTTTTGTATGGAGGTTCATAGACTACTATAGCTCCGGTTAAGTTGTCATCCTTTCTGTGTGGAAACTTGGTGATAGGTTTGAGATTAAAGTCAGGTCTAAAACTAATCTTTCCTTTACTATCGTAGTACATTTCACCTGCTACCCCAATCTTTTGTAGATCGTTAGCAATTACTCTGTTGTATTGTTCTTTTAAAGATGATACGTCAAATGTATTTGCTGTAACTTGAAGTGTAGCCTCCTGTGGGGTAAACGGCATCTCTGCTATGTACTGGTCAAATGCTTTTGGGTCGTTACCTTTCTTTTTCTTTTCTCTTTGACTCTCTTCGTACTCAACTGCTTCATCAATTAAACTGTTTCCGTCTTTGTCAATGAAGCCATCTAAGTTTTTGTAGATAGGGACGAAGTAACCACAATGTGTCCCCATGGCTCCAGCATCCCAATCGTTTTCAAACGGTAAGCAGTCATAAGCTTCGGGGTGATAGAACAATTCTTCCATACCTTCAAAGCCTGGACCTTCTTCCCCACCTGTTCCAAAGGCAACCATTGTCCCAAGTGTCTTTGAACCTTGCCTCATCGTAGGCATTGCTACCTCCCAAGCCTTTAGTAGCCCTGCAAAAGATCCTGCTTCCTCAAAAAAGATTAGTTCACCTGCTTTACCACGGATTTTATCTGGATCATCCTTTAAAGATACTCCTATTATCTGTGATTTAAACCCAAGAGTTACGTCAGCTCCATTTACGTTCTTTTTATACCCAGATTGCTTGTGCATTTCTCGGTCGATAAGTCTAGGTTGAGTCCAAGCTGTGTTGTCATCTACAAATGAGACAATGTCCCAAGCTTTAGACAACATTCCATCTCCTGTTAAGTATTGTTTGTCAGAAGCAAATACAAAATTCTTAGAATTCCTAATATGGAAGTAGTTACGGCAAAGCATAGCTGCAGCTTTGTAGGAGAATCCTTTTCTACGGGCTTTAAGAACAACAAGATGTTTGTTTTCTCTACGTGCTTTATCAATTGAGTTGAAGTATTCAAAGTCACCATCATAAAATGCTGGAAAACTTCGATCACGTCGTGACATAATCTCACCATCAGGTTGTTCTTCATCTATAATTCTATCAATTGGGCAATAATTTAAGTAAAAATAATGAAACCCAGAAATCTTTACCCCATTAATTTCAATACCATGCATGCACCTATGTTGCTCAGTATCCCAATACTCGTAGTACTGTTTTGTACCAGGGAGAGCAGAAGTATAGAAGCCGTGCTCAATGTAATGAGTTGCAGCTGCAGCAAATAAATGGGTATCTTTAAGTTTATTCACTATACTTGTTTGTTTTTACACCTGCTCTGTTAGGATTATCTTTAGCTTGTTGTTTTTGAACTAGTTCTTCTAATCTGTCTAGCCCTTCTACAACTTCTCCAATTTTAGAAAGATTAGCAACTAAATCTTTTGCTTGGTAAAGAAGTTTGCCATTATCGTCCATAGCTGTTAAGTCAATGTTCTGAAAATATTTCTCAAGTTTGTTTACCGAAGATCTAGCTGCTTTTAATAGTTTTATTCCGTGGGTCTCTCCTAGCTCTTGGTACTTCTTTACAGCCCCTTCTAATTTTGGGGTGACTTTTACTTTTAAATCCTCTTCTAACTTTTCTTTACGTTCTTCGTCATCATATGCAGAATAACTAGATCTATGATCAGCATAAAAGAAGACGAAGCTTAATTCTT